ACCGCCAGTACCACGAAGACCTGTATTCACAAATCCAAGTTGACCAACATTTAAGTTGGTAGTACCATCAGTTTTATAGAGTGCCGTGTCGTTAGTCGGCAATGCATTTTGAGCGGCAAGCGTTACCAGAAATGTCTCGGTAGCCCGCTTATTAGTAGCAATCATTTTATTCGTTTATTAAAAATTTTTGTGAAGATAGTTGAGTAAGCTCAGCATTATTTGCGTACATATGCGCCAAGTTAACAGCTATATCAACAATTTCAGAGTGTGTTTGTTCTGGAGTTTCAAAAGTTTGTGGCAACAATGTTGTACCATCTATATAGGTATAATTACCTAATGAAACTTTTAAAGGAATTTTTAGGTATTCAGTATATATATACCGAATAACAATATCTCCAGCATAAATAAATATTGAAGAAGTAGCATTATCTAATGTAGATCTGCCAATATTATAAGGCAGCCACTCAGAAGAAGGACTATTAAAAGGATCTCTTAGTGCCGATGATAAATCATCGTGTTGTATAAATCGTAATGGAATATCTAGTTCACATGACTCTAGTTCAGCTTCGGCTTTAGAAGAAACAAGAAAAAGATAGGGGTAAGATAATCTGTTTAATGGTAATTCATATACCCCGGGTTCAATTAGAATAGGTTCTAATTTTGGTTGTGCGGGATATTTTATTACTATAGTACTCAAATCATCTATTCTCTTTTGCGTATTATCAAATCCTTTCCTTTTGTTGTTAGTAAGACCGAACCGCTGTTTTATAAACATAAGCTGAGCTTCGTTTAATAACCAATCAATCTGAGCCGGATTATAGTCAACATTAGATAACGAATCTACTCGATTCTGTTTGATTTTAAAATCAAAGTGAGCTTCGGTTATGGTCATTATAACTTTGATTTAATCTGTTCTTGTATTTCGTCAACTTCTTTTGATTTCTTGGGTGACAAAATAAAATCAATCATCTCGGAAAGACGATCCGCAACATTTAAAGTATTTCCATCAGGTTTAACCCAAATATAGCTCCCTTGTTTCTCATATATAACTTTTGTATCAATTGCTTGTTTTATGATATATCGAGCCTCAAATTCTTCTTTACCTTTTGCTGTGTCCAGTAGTTTCACAACTGCCGTAAACTTATCAATATTAGAGCCCGGAGTAAAAGTACTCTTATCGATATAGTCAAACAACAAGTTATCAACTTGTTCAACAGTAAGGTCAGATTTAGTACTTGCAAGTTCTAATAAAGATACAATCTTTCTTTTTACGGAAGGTACCATATGAGAAGCATGTAAAGCAGCTAGAGTTTTACCTTTTAAGATATTTTTTTGATATTTAATATTTTCACCTTCGTTTTCAAGTGAAATATAAAATTGGGCTTTAGGCCATTTATGAGCTCTCCACTCTCGTTCTGAATTAGCAACAATTTGAGATGCTAAAAACACATAATAACCTAATTCATCATCCATATTATCTAAATCAAAAACAGTTGTGCCGTCCTGCAAAATCCAATACTTCGTTTGAAAGTAAGAAAGATCTTCGGGCTTTAACGAAGAATCTTTACGATACGGCCTATTGTTTAAGAAATCTTTAGGAAGTCCCCATTTTTTCTCTAAATGTTGTTGTAACATAACAGTATTCCCCTGCTCATCTTTTTGTTCGATGCCGGTAGTGGGATCTGTATACGGAGTATACGAAATATAGTTAGCTAATCCACCTACTCTAGGATTATGTAAAGCCATAATTCTGGTATTGGATCTACCAACTTTAGTTTTGTTTAATTTAACTCCTGATACATCAGAAGACCACTCGCTTAATCCAATTGCGGATTCTCGCGGAATACTTTGTATAAATATTTTTCTAGACATAATTTTAACTTGTTAGTTTCAAGTCCTTTATTTAAGTTAAATAAAGTATTTATTTATAATATAAAAAGAAGTTGCTGTTAGTATATTTTGAATACTTAAAGCTGTTGTAACATCAGTAGTCAAAGTTGTCCACACCATTGACGAAGCTGTAAAAACTAGCGATGCTCTTAAAGCCATTACCGCTAATTTTCTGTCGCATTTAACTTTATCAAATTTTTCTTGAAGCACCTGTATGATATTCCAAGAGCTAATTGTTACTCCTATTAGACTTATCGTTAGTGAAGCCATTTAAAAACTTTGATGTTAAACTAGTTAAAGGAACTTTATCTATTGTGTCAAGTACCCTTTTGATAACTCTCATCGATACAAGAGATATAATAAAGCTAATACCGGGGCCAATGTCGGGAGATGTATTGTAATAAGATTCTATTAAAGGATGAACATATACAGCTGTAGAGCAGCCAGTTAATATTAACAAAACTGCTCTTACAGCCGATATCTTTTGTTCAAACGTTAAAGAAACAATTCCTCCCACAAGTCCGGCTGCTAAAACCGATACTTTAATACCAAACTGTTCCTCAAAAGTCATTATTAATATTCGTTATCGTATATAAGTTCGCCCGCACGAGTAACATCGCGGATTAAAAGACCTGCGGTACCTTGACACCACAAATCGTAGCCAGCTTTCATAGCTGCGCCCATACCACCTTGAATAGGACCGGTAGGAGACATAGTTCCCGGAATGTACCCCCAAGAGAAAGAATTTTTCACTTTCAACATTTGGATGTTATTCATACCATCCGTAGTTCCAAAGTCAAGGAACGTAAAACGAGCCGAGTCGATCGGCATGTTAGGATAGTTCGGGTGCATGCGCTTGCAGTACTGGCGAGAGTCGTACATCGGATTTTTAATAAGATCGATGCAAACACCTTCTGGCCCACGGTAGCGAGTAAATTGGGCACCGAATGCGAGGTGCGGAGTATCAACACCGGCCACACCACCAGTTTTTTGGATGAAGTGCGAGTCAACAGTTAAGAAACCGTTAGCGACAGCTGCTAAAGCGTCGTGGAACAACATAGAACCAAGTGTTCCTGTCATAGCAACAACTTTACGATTGGCCTCATCTGTACGAGTGAAAAAGATATCCATCAAGTAATCTTTCAACATCGGAACAGTGAGCGGACCATTATAGTATTGAGTCCAAGAATCTGCAAGTTGTTGACGCATACCCGGACCAGTTTTGATCCAGTATTTATCTTTACCGGGTTGAGTTTGTTTGCGACCGTACACAAGTTGTGCTTCCATCGAGTTATACAACTCATCCCACATTTTAGATTCTGCCATAGGCAAGAACTTACGGGTAGTCTGAGTTTTACCGTTACGGTCAGTAAATTGAACATCGATGCCAAGACGGCCTTCTTCACGCCAAGCTTTATCGGTAACAGTCATTTTTTGAGCAAAAGCTCCGACTTGAGACTCGAGCATAAAAGAAGTAGGATAGTATTGACCACCACCCCACTGATTAAATTCAGAAGGAATAGATGTCCAAACTTTATCAAACTGACGACCAGCATCAAGTTGTGCTACAGGAATAGAGCGGGTAGGATCGTCTCCTTGCAAACGGACAGTGTAAATATAGCCGGTACCATCAGGAATTGGACCGTCAATTACTTGCATAGGATATGCATTGTCTTCAGGAAGAAGAACTTCGGGATGTGAATAATAGTTCACATCTAATTTAATACGGAAAGTCGAATTATTAATACCGGGCGCAGTATTAGAAGCTTCGAGGTTTTCGAGAACAATAGCAGAGCGTTCTTCAGCTCCAGCTAATCTCCAGCGATAAATCTCTGTATCGATCTCCATGGAACCAGTATTTTTAGCACCAGTCATGCCCAAGAGATTTTTCGATCCTGTAAAGAACCGAGATTTAGAAGAGAATATCTTCATAAGCGGACCCTCTAACATATGAGGTTTACCAGATTCGTAGTTACCAAGATATTGCGAATCTATGAAATTACCCCCAAAGGAGTCATATCGTTTAATAATAAAAGATGATTGTGGAATTGCCATTTAATTAATTAGCTTTTCAAAAAAGAATCCCAGTCGAATTCTTCTTTTGTTGTTTTAGCAGACCCTTTAAAT